TACAAGCAATGGTAAATTCAAATCAAGCAATTCGTGATGATGAGACAAGATTGTTTAACATTATGGCAACCCCTGGTTACCCTGAGTTGATTGGCGAAATGATTTCACTTAATTTTGATAGAAATCTCAGTGCGTTTGTGATAGGTGATACACCGCCTAGACTGACACCAGATGCTACTACTTTAAACGAGTGGGGAACTAATGTTAGAAATGCTGTGGAAGATAACATCAACGGCCTCGTAAGCAGAGATGAATACCTTGGTGTTTACTATCCATGGGGCTTCACTAGTGATAATGCTGGTAATAATGTGGTAGTTCCACCTAGTCACATGATGTTGCGCACAATGGCGCTGAATGACCAGGTGGCATTCCCATGGTTTGCACCTGCAGGCACAAGACGCGGCGGTATTACAAATGCATCAGCAACAGGATTTATCAATGACGAAGGTGAATTCTCTAGCATTGCATTGAACGAAGGACAGCGCGACACACTGTACAATATCAACGTCAATCCAATTACTTTCTTATCAGGAAGCGGATTGGTTGCTTTTGGACAGAAAACACGTGCAAGAAATGCCAGCGCACTTGATCGTATTAACGTAGCAAGATTGGTTATATTCTTGCGTGGACAGTTGAAGAGACTTGCTAAGCCATATCTCTTTGAACCAAATGATAAAATAACAAGAGATCAAATCAAGGCCGCGGCAGAAAGTATCTGTCTAGAACTTGTTGGTCTAAGAGCCCTAAACGATTTCTTAGTCGTGTGCGACGAAACAAATAACACACCTGCTAGGATTGATAGAAACGAACTATATCTTGACATTGCAATTGAGCCAGTCAAGGCAGTTGAGTTTATATACATACCGCTTAGGTTGAAGAACACAGGCGAAATAGCAGGACTTTAAATTAGGAGATACTAATGGCAATATCAACACTTTCAAAAATCACAGTACCTTTGGATACGGATAATTCATCCAATACCCAGGGTCTGTTGATGCCAAAACTACAATATAGATTTAGGGTGGGCCTAATCAACTTTGGTGTCTCCAATGATACCACTGAGTTGACAAAACAGGTTGTGGATGTTACACGCCCTAATATTTCATTCGAGCAAATGACATTGGATGTTTACAATTCAAGAACTTACCTGGCCGGTAAGCACACTTGGGAACCAATCACACTAAATTTGCGTGAAGATGTAAACAACAATGTTCAAAAATTAACTGGTGAGCAACTGCAGAAGCAGTTCGACTTCTTCGAACAGTCAAGTGCGGCATCAGGCTTGGATTATAAATTCCAAACCACCATTGAAATATTAGACGGCGGAAATGGTGCAAATACACCAAATGTTCTAGAAACATTTGAACTTTACGGTTGTTACGTTGAGTCTGCAAACTATAACACTCTTGCATATTCTGCAAACGAACCAGTAACTGTGTCGTTGACTATTAGATACGATAATGCTATCCAAACCCCAAGAGGACAAGGAACAGGCATTGGATCTCAATTGGCAAGAACGGTTAACACTCTTGCAACTGGCGCAGGCAACGCAGGCGAATAATACTAGCATATAACCTTCGAGCATAAATACGTTTATGTTCGAAGCGTTTCTAGACAACTTACTAAACCCATTTGGGAATCTAAAAGATTACCAGCATGCCGCCAGACTGTATGCTGATAATCAATTCCGTCTTGCTCCAAAGACTGCATACCTATATCACGTTAATTTCAAACTTACTGACGACGCACGTCAAACAATGATTAATTTTAATAATCAACTTAACAATGAAATTAACATGTTGGTAAAAGAGATAGATTTACCAGGATTTCAGTCAACAACAATTGTAAAAAATCAATACAATAGAAAAAAGAATGTCCAGACAAGGGTAGATTACGACCCTGTCAAAATTGCACTGCATGATGACAATATAGGTTTAACCACGCTCTTGATGGAAGCATACTACAAGTACTATTTTGCCGACGGCAGAAGCGGCATACAAACTCCTAGGCTGTTTGATCCAAGGAATGCTTACAAAGGTGAAACATCAGCATCATATGCTTATGGTATGGATGACGGCCCAAACAAACCGTTTTTTGAGTCAATAAATATCTATCAACTGTCAAGAAAAAGCAGCACACTATTTCAGTTAGTTAACCCATTAATTCAAAGTTGGAATCATGATAACCTAAATCAAGCAGACGGCAACAGAATGACAGAAAACAGTCTTACCGTTGCTTATGAAAGTGTGATTTATGAAAGAGACACAGCAAGCGGCGTACCTGGTTTTGCTGAAGATCATTATGACAAAGCACCGAGTCCCTTGTCCATCGGCGGCGGTGGCACTGAAAGTTTCTTTGGCACAGGGGGCATTCTAGACGGCATAGGAACGGTGGCAGGAGATGTTGCAACCGGAGAAGCAGGACTAGGAACAATAATTACAGGTGCAAACACGATTCGCAATTTAGGAAATCTAGATGCAGGTGATTTGTTAAACGAAGGTGGAAGATTGTTGAGTAATGCTATTCGTTCAGGCAGTGTGTTAGGAAGCGGTTCAAATGGACAGCGTGTATCCGGAATACCTAACACAATTTTTCCTAACTCTTTAAATAGCAATGCAAGTTTAGGAAGCAGAATTGTTGCTCAACTAAACAATAATACAGGATAATAAATGAGTTCAAATCTACCCCAAAGTGTAAATTTAGATTCGGCAGAAAATGTAAAAATATTTTTTAATGCCTACGGTGAAAAAAGGCAGAGTTTTCTCACTAATGAAATTGATGCTACAGTTGGATTTTTTACGAGCAGAGGTTTCGATAGAGTATCAGCAACTGCGGTTGGTGGACTGATTTTAGAGTCTGCAAAAATTGAAGGGGTAAAAGTATTTGAACTTCTAGACACTTTGAAAGGACTTACCGATGTGCAACTGTCTGCTGTTGTTGCAGAAATTCTAAACTATAATAGACCACGCACATCTACTATTGGTGTAAAGCAAGAGCAAATTTCAAATCCGTTAATTACAAGGAACATAAGAGATTTTCAATTTGGAGAACCAATTCCGCAAAAAGTTGTGGATACATATATTGATCCTGGATATGTTGAACCAGGATATGTGAGGTAAAAATGGCAATTACTTTGAGAACCGCAAAAGGTTCTGCATTAAATTATACAGAATTAGACAGTAACTTTACAACGTTAAACGATAAGATTTTAACTCTAGAAAATACAATTTTAGATGTATCTCAGTCTACAGGCTTGGCATTTGACGGAAGTTATAATTCCCTTACTAACAAACCTGTAATTCCTACATCAACAAGTGATTTAATTAACAACAGTGGATTCCTTACGTCGGCCAACTTGTTCAGTGGAAATTACGCCGAACTAACCAATAAACCTGACATACCTGCATCCGTTAGCGATTTAGTAAACGACAGCGGGTTCATTACCGAATATTCAGTCACTCAAGGTGATGTTACACAATACCAGTCAGCAATTAATTCTGGTGTGGTTATAACAGAAGGTCAAATAACCGATTTACAACCTTATTTAACAAGTGTTGCTTTTAGTGACTTGACCTCTACTCCAACTACCCTTGCTGGATATGGGATTACGGATGCATTCAGTGGTGACTTCAGTGAGTTGTCTAATCTTCCAACAACTCTAGGCGGATATGGCATTGCTGATGCATTCAGCGGCAATTATGATGATTTATTCAACAAACCTATAATACCAGTTGTTCCTACTAATATAAGCGACTTTGTAAATGATATAGGATATCTGACAGCCAATACAGAAAGCCAAATTTTAAGTTTAGAAGAAACTTTATTAACAATCAGTAATGGTAATACCATTGATTTATCCAGTGTTTTAGTAAGTCAAACATTGACCCTAGTAGGAACAGATTTGTCTATCAGTGACGGTAACACCGTTGATTTATCCAGTATCGTTGGCGACAGCGTTGGTAACTTTACATTTGCTAGTAGCGTAATAGATACTGATGATAGCAGCACTATTACTATTACACCGGCTGTTGTTATGTCAAGTGATTTAACTGTTGATAATGATCTTATAATCGAAGGTAATATAGTTACAGGTGCCGGAGGAGACCCTGAAATAGTTTCGCAGAGCGATATACTGTTAACAGCAGAAACAAGGGTAACAGTTACACAGTCACCTTTCAAAATGGCATCTTTTACAACTGCTGAACGAGATACCCTTACACCAGAAAATGGCGACACAATATATAACACAACCACAAACAAGTTTCAAGGATACGCGGGCGGTAGTTGGGTAGATTTACATT